GCTAGCTTTGACATTTGTGCCAGAACTGATCGACCGGAAAGTGGTAATGGCGAAGGTTCGGCCGGTCCAACGCCGCACGGTTGTCTGGACGCGGTAGATCCGTGCATAATCCGTGCCCATGATCGCCCCAGTCCAGCCGCGCCCGCTGTCCTCGGCCAAGGCGCCTGCGCCCGCCGGAGTCAACCCGATGGTCCGGCAACTGGGGCTGCAAGAGGTGATGGAGCGCGACGCCACCGTGCCCGACCCCGGGCAGGACATCACCGGCGACGCGCACACCGAGTCGATGCTTGCCGGCCACGTCCGGCTGGCCTGGGCCCGCAACAAGCTGTCCAAGGTCCGCATCGACATCAAGCTGCTGTCCGACCTGCGCGCCCGCCGCGGGGTCTACAGCGCCGCGCAGATCAGCGCGATGCAGGCGGCCAACGGCGGCATGAACATCGTCTGGGCGCCGCTCACCGAGGTGAAGTGTCGCGCGGCCTCGGCGTGGATCCGCGAGATCGTGCTGCCCGCCGGCGAGCAGCCGTGGGGTGTCGAGCCGACGCCGATCCCCGACCTGCCGAAGCCGATCAAGGTGGCCGTGGTCAACACGGCGGTGGCGCAGGCCAAGCAAGCCATGGTCGAGATGGGCCAGGCCACCGGCGAGATCATGCCGCCCGACGAGTTCCGCGCGCTGGTCGCCGAGATCGGCGAGAAGCTGCGCGACGAGGCCGAGGCCACGCTCGCCAAGATGGCGCGCAAGCGCGCGACCCGCATGGAGCGGCAGATCGCCGATCGGCTCGCCCAAGGCGAGTACGAGCAGGCCATGGACGCCTTCGTCGAGGACTTCGTCACCTACCCGGCAGCCATCCTCAAGGGCCCGATCTACACGCGGCACAAGACGCTGCAGTGGGGTGCGGGCTTCAAGCCGATCGTGAAGAACGAGGCCGCGCCGACATGGGAGCGCGTCAGTCCGTTCGATGCCTACCCGGCGCCGTCGAGCAAGTCGCCGCAGCAGGGCGACTTCATCGAGCGCATGCGCTTCCGCCGCGAGGAGTTGTACGACCTGAAGGGCCTGCCGGGCTACCAGGACGACCAGATCGACGCGGCGCTCAAGGACTACAGCAACGGCCACCTCGAGGGCTGGCTCTGGACCGAGGCCGAGCGGCAGCGGCTTGAGCAAGAGACGCTGTACATGTGGCTGTCGCCCCCGGGCGTCATCGACGCGCTGAACTACTGGGGCAGCGTGCCCGGGTGGAAGCTGATGATGTGGGGCGTCAAGGGCATCGAGGACGAGACCCGCGACTACGAGTGCAACGTGCTGCTGTGCGGCCGCTACGTGCTCTACGCCACGCTGAACCCGCACCCGCTGGGCGAGCGCCCCTACCGCAAGGCCTGCTACGACGAGGTGCCCGGCGCCTTCTGGGGCCGCAGCATCCCTGACCTGGCGGCCACGCCGCAGCAGATGTGCAACGCCATCGCGTGCGCACTGGCCGACAACATGGCCATGGCCTCGGGTCCGCAGGTCTGGGTGCACGCCGACCGGTTCGCCGACGGCGAGCAGACCATGGAGATGTTCCCGTGGAAGATGTGGCAGCTGAAGTCGGACCCGACGCAGGGCGTCAACCCCGGCATCGGCTTCTTCCAGCCGGATGACCGCGCGCAGTCGCTGATGCAGACCTATGAGAAGTGGGAGATCCGCGCGGACGACGCCACCGGCATCCCGCGCTACACCTACGGCAACGAGCGCGCCGGCGGCAGCGCCGACACGGCCACGGGCCTGAGCATGCTGATGAACAACGCGGCCAAGGGCCTGCGGCGTGCCATCGGCAACATCGACATGAACGTGATCTCCCCGACCATCGAGGACACGTTCAACAACGAGATGCTCTACAACCCCGACGAGAGCATCAAGGGCGACAACATCGTGGTGCCGCGCGGCGCCGCGGCGATCCTGATCCGCGAGTCTGCCCAGCAACGCCGCATCCAGTTCCTGACGCTGACGGCCAACCCGATCGACAGCCAGATCATCACCTCGCGCTACCGCGCCGCGCTGCTGCGCGAGACGGCCGCCGCGATGGAACTGCCGGTCGACGAGGTGGTGCCCACCGACGAGGAGTTGGCGCAGCAGATGGAGTCGCAGGCCAAGGCGCAGCAAGAGCAGATGGCAATGATGCAGCAGGCCGAGGAGCGCAAGGACCAGTTGAAGATCGAAGCGATCAAGGTCCAAGGCGGCATCGACATCCAGCGCGACGCGGCCAACGCCCAGCGTGACGCGGCCAGCAAGCAGCGCGACCTGATCGCCGACGTGGTGAAGCAGGCCGTGCAGGCAGCCATGCAGGCCAAGGGCGAAGAGAAGAAGCCCGGCAAGAAGATCCGCTACGAGTACGACGAAGAAGGCAACCTGGTCGGCGGGGAGCTCGCATGATCCGCGCGCTTGCCCTGAGCCTCATGCTTCTGTGCGGTAGCGCACACGCGGGCGGGGCGGCGTGCTTCCCGCAGAGCCCGTGGGTGCCGATCAACCTGAGCGGCAAAGGCCTGATGGAAGGCGCCGACGCGCGCCTGGGCGGCACCTGGTCGGCGATCTGGTGCCCCACCGGCACGTTCAGCCCGACCACTGGCACCGAGGTCTGGAGTCTCTACACGCACGCGGTGCTCGACAAGTACCGCACGGTCAACGCCGACGCGCTGATCGACATGGCGCAGGCCATCATCGCTGCGCCGGACCCCTTGGCCGCACTGAACGCGGCGATCAAGTCGCGCGAACTCATCCCGCCCGTCGGCAGCATCGACCGGTTCAACTGGGAGTCGCTGCTGTTTGCGGCCTGTACCGAGGGCGTGCGCCTGGCGCCGTTCCCCGGCCAGCCGATCACCAGACCATGCACGCCACCGACGCCGATCGCAACCGAGATCTGGCGCGCCAGTGGCGGCACGATCTTTACCGCGGCGGGCGGCCGGCTCACCGGTTTGACGACGCGCAAAGCCGCGGTCGGGGCGAAGTGCAACAACACGGCGTCACAGATTGTCGTGAACGGAGCCATATACTTGCCCCTTGACGGAGGTCCGCTGACCGAAGTCACCCTCTGCAAGAAGGCGACCTCATGAGCATCACCGTCAACGTGTACCACCACTTTCCGGTGGGCGCGGACATCGTCACCTCCCTCAACGAAATCAAGGAACTCATCATGTCGACCCAAGCCGAAGTCACCGAACTGTTGAACGCAGCCACCACCCAGCTGCAGAAGATCGCCACCGAGAGCGCCGCGACGCTGCAGAAGGTGCTGGACCTGGAAGCCGTCATCGCCAGCATGGGCACCAACGTGTCGCCGGAACTCGAGGCCGCCGTGGCCGCGCTGAAGGCGCAGGTGCAACTGGTCGACGACCTGGTGCCCGACGCGCCGCCGGCCGACCCGGTGGTCTGAGCAAGGCCCCGCACACAGGTTTCACCCAACCTTTGCGCGGGCGCCTTCAAGGTGAGCAGGAGCCGTCATGGCTGTTCTATCCGGTCACGACATCGCGCGTAGCGCAAAGCAGCGCGTCACACTCTGCAAGCTCGCCTCCCGCCCTGCAGTAGCAGCGGGGTGGTTCAGCCTTTTCGACTTGGCAGGCAATCCCTCTTCATGACGGACATCACCACCCACAACCGGCTCATCCACAAAGGTTGGTTGATCGCCCGCCGGCAGGATTGAACGATGGCTACTTTCGGCGACACCACACGGGGGACCGGGGAGTTTCCGGGGTCCGACAGCCGGTGCTTGGTTTCGCGCTACCAGTGCGTTGGCAGCGGCACGCTCGACAGCTTGACCACGTGGTTCGGACCCAGCACGTCGGCCTCGGTCAACTTCAAGCTGGTCGTCCTCTCGGACAACGCCGGGGCGCCCGATGCTTTGCTGGCGGTTTCCGATCCGGGCGTCAGTTCAGGCTCCGGTGGCGGGGGACCGATTACTGTCGCCGCACCCTCACTCAGCCTGGTTGACGGCACGTACTACTGGCTGGGCGTCGTCGCCGACAACTTCCCTGCCTACTACGCCAAAGACGACAGTGGTGTCGACGCGTTGATGGCCAACGGCACGTTCAGCTATGCTAGCCCGCCCGCTACGTGGCCGGGCACTGACGGCACGTACTCGGGCGGCATGAACATCTATGCCACGTTCACCGAAGGTGGCGGCGGTCTTGTTTTCAACCCGCTGTCAGGCCGCGGCGGCGGCGCGGCGCAACCCCTCGCAGGCTGAATCATGAAGCACCTCGGCGACTACGACCTCTCGACGATCCTCTACGGGAAGTTCACCACCTACCAGCCGAGCACGGGCGCGCCGTTCACGCTGGGCGGCGGTTCGGGGCCGGGCCTTGCGGTCTACAAGGACGGCAGCACCACGCAGAGCACGGCCGGGGTGACGCTGACGACCGACTTCGACGGCTTCCCGGGGTTGAACCACTTTGCGATCGATACCAGCGCCGACGGCACGTTCTACTCGGCGGGGTCGTGCTTCGACATCGTCATCGCAAACGGAACGGTCGACGGCGTGTCGGTGCAAGGCGCTGTTGTCGCCTCGTTCACGATCCGCAAGGAGGCAGCGCTCAAGCCGACCACGGCCGGGCGCACGCTCGACGTCAGCGCCGGCGGCGAGGCCGGGCTCGACTGGGCCAACATCGGCAGCCCGGCCACCGCGCAGAACCTCTCGGGCACGAACATCGACGTCGACCAAGTCGTCGCCAGCGTCAGCGGCGCGGTCGCATCGGTGACGGCGGCGGTGACCGTCGGGACCATGAACGCAAACACGCTCACCGCTTCGGCGCTCGCGACCGATGCCGTGGCCGAGATCCAGTCAGGCCTGTCTACGCTTGACGCTGCTGGCGTGCGCACCGCCGTGGGCCTCGCTTCGGCGAACCTCGACACGCAGCTGTCCGCGATCAACGCCAAGACCACCAACCTGCCAACGGACCCCGCCGACGAGTCCCTGATCATCGCTGCGACCGATGCGATCATGGCCCGGCTCGGCGCGCCCGCCGGAGCGAGCATCTCGGCCGACGTCGCCGCGGTGCTGGCCTCGGTGGCGCTGCGGCTGCTCACCAGCGCCTACACGGCGCCGCTGGACGCTGCCGGCACTCGGTCCGCGGTTGGGCTTGCCGCGGCGAACCTCGACACGCAGCTGGGCACGCTGGCCACCGCCGCTGCGCTGTCGACGGTGGCGGGCTACATCGACACCGAGGTGGCCGCGATCAAGGCCAAGACCGATCAGTTGACGTTCGGCGCGACCAACGCGGTCAACGCCAACATCACGCACGTGATCGCTGACCCGGTGCAGGCCAACGGCAGCACCACGACGAACTGGGGCGGCGCGCCGTGACCGCATGGGCTGCCGGCGCGTGGGCTGTCGGTGCTTGGCAGGGCACCGCATGGCAGTCCTCGGCCGCGGCGGTCGTCCCTGACGTCAGCGGGCTGAGCCAAGCCGCCGCCGTCGCGGCGCTCGAGGCTGCAGGCTTCGTCGTCGTCGCGGTCGAAACGGCCACCTCGACCACGGTCGCGGCCGGCGATGTCATCAGCCAAGCGCCTGCGGGCGGCGCTGAGGCCACCGAGGGTTCGACCGTCACGATCACAGTGTCGTCGGGCGCAGACGACCTGCTGTCGGCCAAGTACCTCGGCTACCCGAACGTGCGCCGGCGCGGCCTGCAAACAACCGCGCCCGAGCCGCCGGAGCCGTTGCCGGCCGAGATCACCAACATGCCGGACGCGCCGCCGGCGCCCAAGCCTGAACTGCTGGCGCGCGGCGTGGCCGCCGACCTGGCCGCGGTAACGCCGGAGCCGGTGCCTGACGTGCCCGCGCCGGACGTGCCGGTGCCGAAGGTCAAGGGCGCGCGCAAGCTGGCGTTGGTCGCGCCCAGCGAAGCACCCAGTGCGCCACCTGTAGAACCCCCGGCGGCCTCGGCAGCCCCGGCGCCTCCGGTCGACGATCGGATGCCTGCGTTGGTGACAAAGGTCAACTCGCTGGTCCTCAAGATCGACGCGCAAGACCAGCAGATCGCGGCGATGGAGAAGGCTACCGCGGCGATGGTCAAGGCGCTGGAGAACCAGGTCAACGCGCTGCGCAGCACTCTTGCCCAAGAGAAGATGAATCGGCTCCGCGCCGAGGAGATCACCCGCAAACTCTTGAAGGATCTTGTCGAAGAAGACTAGAATGCAGCGCCATGCACTTGAGCAATGACGATCTGGCTTTCTTCGATCGGTTCCACAAGAGCCCCGATGGTCAGTATCTGCTCAGGTTGCTGCAAGCCAAGCTGGCTGAACGTGATCAAGCACTGCGCTCCTCGACCGGTGAAGAGGTTTACCGCTTCCAGGGCCGCGCACTTGAGCTCGCCGAGTTGATCGGCGACATCACCAAGGCACAGCAGAAGCTGACCCGCAACGTACGCCCCGTCACCTCACGGACTCCGTACGCTGCGTGATCGCTGGACTCGCCGCCCCGGCCTCCTGCAAAACCGGTTCCCCAGACACCCGTTGATGGTGGCCCTGGATCTCGGAGACCCAAATGCAGGCTTCACCAGCCAAGAACGAAACGCGCCTCCCCCGCGCCGTCCTGAAGCGATCCGCAGCAATCGAGGAACGCATCAAGGCACGGAGCGAACCGGAGACACCTGATCCCGCGCTGCCGACGCCCGCGTCGAGCGCAGACCCCGCCAACCCGAATCCGGCAGCACCGACGCCCCCTGCGCCGCCCGCCGACCCGCGACACAGCGACCCCGCGTACTGGAAGCAACGCTTCGACGCGACCGCAGGCCGTCTCCGGGTCCGTGAGGACGAGCACCGCGCCGAACTGGCTGGACTCCGTGGGCGGATTACCGAGTTGGAGGACGAGGTCCGAACCCTGAAGACCGCGATCCCCAGCACGCCGGCGAACGAGATCGACCTGGGCGAGTTCTTCTCGCCCGAGCAGATCAAGGACATCGGCGAAGAGGATGCACGTGCGATCGCGCAAGCGGCGCTGGCGGCAGCGACCAAGCAGGCCCGAACGGTGGTCGAGCAGGAAATCAAACCCCTGCGAGATCAACGCCAGGCCGACGCGGCTGAACAGCTTCGACTGCGCAAGGAGTCATTCACGGAGGCGCTTGAATCGCGCATCCCGAACATGGCTCAGATCGACACCGATCCAGGCTGGCTGTCGTGGTTGATGGAAGAGGACCCCGAGACCGGGATCCAACGGCAAGAGATTCTGACGAAGCACGTCACCGCCCTTCGGGCAGACAAGGTGGCCGACATCGTCGAGAAGTGGCTCAAGTCGAAGGAACTGCCGGCACCTCCGGTTGCGCCCAGCGGTAGCGGCGCGGCACCAGGGGCAGAGCCCCCGCCGCAGCCGAATGCCCAGGATCTTCGCCCGCCCACGCAGGCCGAGGTCAAGGACTTCTACAAGCGGGCCGCCCTCGGCAAGGTCACGGACAAAGAGCGTGCGACGTTTGAAGCAAGGTTGAAGCTCCGTGCTGGTCGGTGACCAGTAGCGCCAAATAAAGGAGCCAATCATGGCAGGCGTTCCACGTGCATCGGGTATCCCGGACTATGGTCCGAGCGGTACCATCAATTTCGACCCCGAAATCTACTCGGGCAAGCTGGTCGAGAAGTTCTACAAGACCACCGTCTTCGGCGAGATCGCGTCGACGGACTACGAGGGCGAGATCGCGGGCTTCGGCGCGCAGGTCAAGATCCGCACCATCCCGGACGTCACCGTCTCCGACTACGTCATCGGCGCAGGCCTCTCGGCCCAGTACCCGACGAACAACTCGGTGACCCTGGCGATCGACCAGGCCAAGTCGTTTGCCGTCGCCCTGTCGACGGTCGACTCGCGCCAGTCGGACCTGGACCTGGCGGACATCTTCGCCAACGACGGCTCGATCCAGCTGCGCATCGCGGCCGACGCCGACATGCTGGTGACGATCCCGGCAGACGTGTCTGCGGACAACCAGGGCCCCTCCGCGGGCGCTGACTCCAACGACATCAACCTGGGCGACTCCACCACGCCGCGGCAGATCACCGCCGCCACCGTCGTCGACTTCATCGTCGACTGCGGCACGGTGCTCGACGAGCAGAACGTCAGCGACGAAGGCCGCTGGTTCGTGCTGCCGCCGTGGGCGATCGCGCTGATCAAGAAGTCGGACCTGCGCATCGCGTCGCTGGCCGGCGACGGCGTGTCGATCCTGCGCAACGGCAAGGTCGGCGAGATCGACCGCTTCACGATCTACCAGTCGCGCAACCTGCTCACGCAGACCTCGCCTGGCCCCGCCTCGTACGCCATGTTCGGCCACTCGGCCGGCCTGACGTTCGCGTCGCAGATCGTCGAGTGCCAGATGATCGACAACCCGAACGACTTCGGCTACATCATCCGGGGGCTCATGGTCTTCGGGTACGAAGTCATCGGCCCGTCGTACGTCGGCACGGCCGTGATCAAGAAGTGAACGGTGTAGGATAGGGCCCGCAAGGGTCCTGTCCGCACCCAACCCAGGAGAATCCGCATGAAGACCAGCAACCCCTACGGCGCGAACTACGCCGTCAAGGTGCCGCCCGAGACCATCTCCAAGGAGATGTCGCAGGCGTCGGGCAAGGCCAAGGCCCGCTACCCGCACCCCCCGCTCGGCCCCAGCCAGAAGAATGGCGAGGCCGGCAAGATGAAGCGGCCGGCGTACACGCCGGGCACTTCGCCCACCGGCTCCTGAGCCGGCAGCCCTGAACCGGCGCCTTCGGGCGCCGGTTTTCCACGTCCCTTCGATCACCCCGGAGACCCCCGATGATCACCGAAGCCCAAGAAGCCGCAGTCGTTCAAGCCCGCGGCAAGAGCCCCAAGTTCAAGCAGGACAAGCGGCACCCGTTCCTCATCAACGTGAAGGACGGTCGCCTGTTTCCGAACGTCGGCGCGCTGCGCGACGATCTGAAGGCCGGCAAGAACTACCGCATCTTCACCGGCTCGCCCAAGGCGACGCACGACGAGCGCATGAAGTGGCTTGAGACGCAAGGCGCCACGTTGGCAGCCCGCGTCATCGACTCCGGTGACTCGGAACCCTTCGACATCGGCAAGGCCTCGGTGGACGAGATGGTCGCCTTCGCGGCCACGGAGTACCAGGTCGTGCTGGACCCGAAGAAGCACCACAACGCGCTGCGCGCCGAGCTCCGCGCGCTGGCCAAGCAGCACGGCAGTCTGGCGGACTGACCCATGGCGGTGAGCGTCGACACCATCCTCGACAGCGTCAGCGTGACGCTACTGGACACCGCTCGCCGCACTTGGTCGCGCGCTGAACTGCTGGGCTACCTGAACGAGGCCCTGCGTGCCACGGCCTTCGTCAAGCCCGACATGTACCCGGTGCGCGACTTCGTGACACTGGCCGCAGGGATCGCGCAGGAACTGCCCGCCGACGGCGTCGCGCTGATCGACGCCACCGACAACGATGCCACAGGCCGCACGGTCACCCAGACCGATCTGGCGCTGTTGCAGGAGGAGAACCGGTTCTGGCCGGCTGCCACGCAGCAGGCCGAGGTGGAGAACTACGCAGCCGATCCGCGCACGCCGCGGCGCTACTACGTGTTCCCGCCCAACAACGGCGCCGGCCGTCTTCGCGTGACCTACGGCGCTGTGCCGCCTGCGCTGACCGGGTCGAGCGGCGAGGACATCCCGGTGCCCGACAGCTACCAGAACGCGCTGACCAACTTCGTGCTGGCCAAGGCCTACGCCAAGAACAGCAAGAAGCAGGATCTGACCAAGACCAGCGCGTACACGAACGAGTGGCGCCTGGCGCTAGGCCTCAAGTCGCAGGCCCAGGTGGCACTGGCGCCCAAGGTCGCGCAATCGCCGGGGGTGTCATGACCACGTTCGTCAACGTCTTCGATCAGCTGGCGACGATCGCGGTCAACGTCCGCAAGGCCCCCAGCACGACGCTGCGGCGCATGTACGTCAAGGCGTTCCGCGACTGGTGCGCCGAGACGCAGTGGCTGCGGCAGACCGTCACCGGTGCCACGGTCGACGGCACGCAGACGTACAGCCTGGGCAGCGACCCGTACCTCGAGATCGTCAACATCCGCGCGATGTCCGGTGTGGCGACAGTGCCCGGCTCACCGAACACGTTCGCGATCGTGCCGGGCGACTCGAGCGGGTGGGACCCGAACAACCAGCCGATGCAGCCACGGCAGTACGCCTACTTGCCCGAGGCGCAGTTCGCGCTGTGGCCGATCCCGGACGCGGTCTACAACCTGACCGTCAGCGTGATCCTGCAGCCCAAGGACGGCGTCGCACAGGTGCCCGCCGAGCCGCTGCGCAAGTTCAGCAGCGGCATCGAGGCCGGCGCACTCATGCACCTCCTGCGCATCCCCGGCCAGCCGTGGAGCGATCCGAACATGGCCGAGAAGTACGAGAAGATCTGGAACTCGTGCGTGAGCAACGGCAAGGCCGACGTGCAACGCGCCTACAACACCGGCTCGATGCGTGCGCGGCCGCGCGCTTTCGTCGTGGGGAGATGACATGAGCTTCGGTATCACGCCAGCCACCGGCTTCCCGCCGCAAGCCTCGGACGAGTTTCCGAACTACATCCAGTTCCAGAACCAAGGCACAGACCTCGGCCTGCCGAACGTCGACACGGTCAATTTCGGTCGCAACCTCACCGCGAGCCGCGGCACCGGCGAGAACGCCAACGCGGTCACGGTTGTGGCCGACACCTTCACGTGGGCCGAGGCAGCAACCGACTACGCGCTGACGTCTGCCGATCTTGGTAACGGGGTCAAGGCCACGCACAACTCAGGCCCGGTGATCATCACCGTGCCTGGCGATACCGAGCTCGGAATCAACGGCGAAGACGTGTCGGTGCTGATCATGCAGGCCGGCGCCGGCGCAGTCGGTATCGTGGGCCAAAGTGGCGTCACAGTGAACGTGCGGGACGCTCTCGGGCCCACGATTGCGGGCCAATACGGCGTGGTCTCCCTGATCCATACCGGAGAGAACGAGTGGGTGCTGTGCGGTGACTTGGAGGTGATCTGATGCGCACGACGCACGCAGGTGCGCTGATGCCGCATTCGCCACCCCCACCGTCGAACATCGTGCTCATGCTGCACTTCGACGGGCCGAACGGGTCGACGAATTTCATCGACTCGTCGCGCAGCGAGCACCCGATGACTGCCGCCGGCGGCGCAGTGATCTCGACCGCGCAGTCGTTGCTCACGTCGTCCGGCGACTTCAACAACGAACCTACAAGCCTGGTCTCGTGCCCGAACAGCCAAGACTTCAATTTCGGCGCGGGCGCCTGGACCATCGAGGCATTCCTGTGGGTGCGACCGACGAACAACAACGCGTTCCTGTGCGGGTCTTACCAGGGTGCGGCGTTCTCCGGGTTCTATTGCCTAGTGCAGTTCGCCACGCCAGCGATGTCGTTCTACCGCGATGACGAACCATTCACGGTCTACACCGTAAGTGGCTCCGCGCTAACCACCGAAGCATGGCACCACGTGGCTTGGGTGCGAGACGCCGACGAGATCCGCATCTACCAGAACGGCGGCATGTTGGGCCGACTGGTGATCGAACCGACAGCGGGCGTGCGGTTTTCCCCCGACGAGTTCACCGTCGGCGGCAACAACGATCTGAGTGTGACCTTCGACGGTTTCGACGGCTACGTCGAGGATCTGCGCGTCACCAAAGGGCTCGCGCGCTACACGGGCACCACGTCAGCGCCCGGTAGTTGCTTCACTGTGCCCAGCGTTCCGCTGGCCAACTTCTGACCACCATGCGTCGAGCCATTGACTCTTTCCGCGGCGAGGCTCCTCGGGTCACGCCTCGGGCGCTGCCGGACAACGCCGCGCAGGCCGCCGTGAACGCGCAACTGTTCACTGGTGACCTGAAAGCCTGGCGGCAGTTTGCGACGACCAAGGGCTTGGCCAACAGCGGCTCGGGCCCCGTGCGCACGATCTACCTGCTCAACGATCAGTGGCTGTCGTGGGAGGCCGACGTGGACGTGGCGCGCGGGATCATCCCTGGCGACACGACGTACCGCACCTACCTGACGTCGCCTGACCTGTACGGTGAGCCGCGGTTCACGAACTACGCGCTGGCGACCACCGGCGCGGAACCGTTTCCGGTGGCCACGCGGCCCCTGGGCGTGCCCGCGCCGACGTCGCCGCCCACGCTGGTGACCGGCATCGACGAGACCGCGACGACGTTCGCCGTGGACATCCTCGACGAAGGCGATTCACTGACCGAAAGCTGGACGATCTCCGGGTCGAGCCCGGGTGTCAGCGAGGTCACGCAAGACGCCGTGGTGGGCAACCCGGCGCCCAGCTACGCGCTGTTGGCCAACGGCAACGCAGGCCTACCGGCGTACGCCTACCGCAACTTCGGTATCGCGTCGGGTACGGTCGTGCAGGTGTCGTTCGACTGGTCCTACCAGGCCGGTGCGGCTGACGCGCAGATGATCGCGAACATCATGACCGGGGTGCTCGGATCCGGCCTGCAGGTTCGCTACGACTCGGTCTTCTCGCGCTTCTCCATCTCGGCGGGGACAGGGTGGGCTTCCACCGGGTCCTCGTCGCTGGTGTCTAGCGCGATCTCGCTGCTCGCGCACTCGACCTGGTACACGGTGACGGTGCAGGTCATCGCCAACAGCGACGGCACGCAGACCGTGACGGCCAGCCTGTACCTCGGCAGCGGCCTGATCACCTCGATCAGCATCACGAACATCTTCTCGCTCGGCGACTACGTCGGCTTCGTGCACGAGACGTCGTCGAACAGCGCGAAGACCTACTACGACAACATCCTCGTGCGCGCCAGCGGCTCGACGGGCTACGTGCCCGCCAACCTGGCGACGAACTACGTCTACACCTTCGTCAACGACCTCGGCGAAGAGAGCGCGCCGAGCGAGGCCAGCGCCACCATCCTGCGGCCGGATGGCATCAGCGTCACCGTGACGACGCCGACGGTGGTGCCGTCGGGTGTCTCGTCGGACTACGCGATCACGACCAAGCGCATCTACCGCGCGGCCACCGGCAACGTGGGCACCGAGTTCCTGTTCGTCGCTGAGATCGCGCTGGGCACCGCCGACTACGTGGACGTGCTCACCGACGCGCAACTCGGCGAAGCGCTGGAGAGCGAACTGTGGGACCTGCCGCCCGATGACCTCGAGGGCATCCTCGCGCTACCCAACGGCGTGATGGTGGGCTTCCGCCGCAACCAGCTGTGCCTGTCCGCGCAGAATCGGCCGCACGCCTGGCCGGTGAGCTACCGGCTCACCACCGACACCGACATCGTCGGCATCGGCAACGTCGACACGACGGTGGTGATCGGCACGGAGAGCTTCGTCTACATCGCCAGCGGCAGCGAGCCGGCGGCGTACAGCATGAGCAAGTTCGAAGTGCCGTACGCGTGCTCGAGCAAGCGCAGCTTCGACTACCTCAC